CAAGCCGCAGATATTGTAGCTTTAGTTTACAGACCTGAATACTATGGTATAAACCAAGATGAAAATGGTGAATCTACACAAGGCAAAGCGCAAATAATATTTGCTAAAGGCCGTAACATAGGTGTGGGTACAGTTACACTAAATTTTATTAGTGAATTGACTAAATTTCAAGAGAAATCTTTAGATTTTTAGATTAATATTTGTATTTTTATACATGTCTGATAACACAAAACTAAGGAGAATAATAGCAGAAATTTCACATGATTTAGGACTAGATAAGAAGCTAGTAAGGCGTATACTTATATCAGTATTTCGCGAAATTGGCTTTGCAATTATATTGCGTGGTAGACCTGTTATGTTTAGAAAGTTCTTAAAAATCGTTTTTGCGATACGTGCTGGTAAAAAGATGCACGAAACATTTGATAAATATGAAACACGAAAGAAATGACAAAATTAAAAACAGTTAACATTAAAGGTAAAGAATACGTTGAGGTTAACGAAAGGATTAAACATTTTAGAGGTAACTACAAAGGATGGTGTTTAACATCTGACATTGTAGAACTTACAGATGATCGTTGTGTAATTAAAGCTACAATCTTTGATGACAACGGTAACATACGCGCCACAGGCCATGCGTATGAAAAAGAAGGCTCGTCCTTTATTAACAAAACAAGTTTTGTAGAAAATTGCGAAACATCAGCTTGGGGACGTGCATTGTCCAATCTTGGTATTGGCATAGATACGTCAGTAGCTTCTTATGAAGAGGTTGCAAATGCTATAAATCAACAAGCAGACAAGCCAAAAGCAAAACCAAAGCTTGATGAAGACAAATTTAACAATATGCTAAAAGCTATTGAAGCAGGAAAGGGCGATGCTGTAAAAGATAAGATGCCTAATTACGACATACCAGAACATATGTTGAAAGTATTAAATTCTAATTTAAAATCTAAATAATTATGAGTATAGAAGCATTTGATTTGGCAAGTTGCCAAGTAAAACCAAGTAAAGTTGTTGAGAATAAAAAGTACTTTAATGAAGGTGCGCATAGATGTCAAGTTTTATCTGTGTCAAACTCACAACAAAGACAGAACTATAATGGTGCGCCATATATAGAATTTGACGTTGTTAACGAACAAGGTGAGTATGGTAGAGCTAAGTTTTGGGCTGTACGTGATACAGATTCACCTAAGTCAAAAGAATGGAAAAAGAATACACTACACGAGTTTCTTACAAACTGTGGTGTATTAGACTTTTCTAATGACATAAACTCTATTAAAGCTTCAGTTGGAGCTTGGGTTAATATTTGTTTCACTTACGAAGAGTATATGACTCTTAAAGATGGTGAGCCTGTAAAAAGAAAGGCTGTAAGGTATAGATGGTCTAGCAAAGACGGAATGAAAATTAAGTACGATGCTAAATACAACAAACCTATTTCACCTAAAGATGAACAGGAGTTTGTTAATCTACATAAACCTAGTCAATCATCTGTAGTCATGCAAAGTGATGATGATGAAAACTTGCCATTCTAAATATTTTAGTATTTTTGTGACGAACTCACAAGAATATGTCAATATTTATAGCAGGGAATGTGCCTTCCAGTAAAAATTCAAAACGATGGACGGGTAAGATGTTAATCAACTCGAAAACCGTTATGAAATATATCAAAGATACTAACCAACAGTACATTGACAATAGGGAGGTTTTTAAAGAAATGGTGGCAGGGAAGAAATTTCCTGTCACTATCTCTTTCACATTCATAAGAGGATCAAAACACAAATTTGATTATATTAATCCTGCGCAGACTGTACAAGATTTAATGGTAAAAAACAAATGGATAGAAGATGATAACTGTGAATTTATGATACCGCAGTTTGAACCTTATAGTTACGACAAACTCAATCCAGGAGTTATAATAAAAATTATATGAATACAATAGAAGATTTTTTAGATGCTTACATTGAAAGCAATAATCTCAATAAGCAAGAATTTACATCTAGCTCTCGAAGAAGAGAATTGGTAGATGCAAGAATGGTTTATTGTTCTGTTGCTCGTAAATGTGGTGACTTTACTTTAAAACAAATAGGTCAAAGCATTAACAGAGATCATGCTACAGCTTTGCACGCCATAAGAAATTATGATGTGTTGAGTGAAATGGATAAGGATCTAGTAAATAAATACAACAAGACTGTGGTATTATACAACATGTTGTTTTATACGCCAGACGCTAAGTCTAATGCACTTATGGATACTTTGTTTAGAAGCAATAGTAAACTAAGAAAACTAATTACTATTAGAGACTCTCGTATTGAAATACAAAACGAAGAGATTAAAGGTTTAAAAAATAAAATTAAATTAATTGTTAAAGAACTCACAAATGAATAGAACAAAAAACACTAAAAAGAAAATAAACGTAGATGGTAAAGATGTGAAAGTAGATTTATCTGTATATAAAGTACTTGAAAATTTATCAGAAGCATTAAAAGCGCATGAAATTGCGTTACTAACATGGGTACACAAAGTGTACAATGAAAAAGATAAGGCTGATCATAGCCAAGAAGAAAGCGCATTGTTTCAGTATTGCATGATGATACCTGACGCATTGAATATATTAAAACGAATGAACGACATAGATGAAGAAAATAGAAAGGAAGGATCTGATGACAGCTCAGATAAGATCGGAGCTACAGAAGATAACGGATCTGTTGATTAGTAAGAACAACTCTTACGGTAACTCAGCAACACAACCAGCCAATATCTTTTCAAAAGGTAACGCTGTTGATAGCATTTCTGCACGTATTGACGATAAGTTAATGCGAATTAAAAACAAAGGCATCAATCACAATACATTAGATACTGTCGATGATTTGATAGGTTATTTAGTATTGTTGAAAATAGCTTATTCCGAAAACGAAATAAAATAAGATATTTTGTATCTTTGTATTTCTTCTCGGACAGTTCTGTCCTTTGTGTATTCATAGTTGGTTGTCGAAGTCCCTGGTTCTCCAGGGATTTTGGCCTCTAACAACTTTTAACTATGGAACCTATAGAATACTGGCAAATAGATAAGATAGAATCTTTGTTACAACTCTGTCCTTATAATAATGATTACAGAGATAAAATAATGGATAACCTCCCAGAAACTAAAGAGGAGGCTAATTTATTATTAGACAAACTTTGGTTTGATCATATACCAAGAGATCCAAAAGATCAATTTGATAAAATGATTAAAATGAAAACATTAATCAAAATAGATTTTAAATACGAGTATGTTTGTGATGACTGTGGTGAAAACTGGATAAGTAGAACTAAAGATACATTATGTACATCTTGTTTAAGTCCAAATATTAAACAAATTACTGATGAATGAAAATGACGTAGACATAGCATTGTGCATTGCAATGTTTAGATGTTTTAACGAACAGTTGTATGCTCTTAAAGGCGTACATTCATCTTTGCTTAAAAAGAAATTTAATCATTTAGTTAAAGTTGCTAAGCAATATGATGATGAAATTGTAAAGCAAAGCAAACACGACGTTGAGGTCGATATTTTATACGACAAAATGATGGACATTATGGTCGAAATAAAACTACAAATATTAAAAGAAAATGAGTAAAAACACAATTGTATTTGAAGGCGGTATTGACGGCATTAGAACAATGGCTGACAATACTGTAAGAGTTAATATAGGCACACCTGAACTATCGCCTGATGTTGTAGGTCATATGTACTCTATGCTTAAACAGCCTGGATACGTAGTTATATCTACTATGCCTATTTCACAAAAACAAATAGACGCTGTAGAATCTGCTACTATAGATAGAGAGTTTGAAGAAAAAACACCATCGCAAAGATTGCGTAATGTGTTATACGTGCTTTGGGAACAACAACAACCTAAAGAAACTAATAGTGAAGGAATTACTACATACATAGATTTTGACCTATACTATAAACGTAAGATGAATGAGCTAATTACATTCATTAAAAATAAACTATCATGATAACAAAGGACACTAGGAAAACTTTTAAAATCAGAAATTCTGGTAGATCAACTGATTTTATTAGCCCTAGTTTCGGACACGGATGTTTGTATGATTGTAGTTATTGCTACATGAAAAGACACAAACCTACTGGATTGAGTATTGCTACAAATTCTGAAGATATACTAACAAGTATAAACAACCATGCTTATTTTGCTTGCGTTGATAAACCAAATCAAACACATCTTAAATACATAACATACGATATAAGTTGTAATGAAGACTTTGCTTTACACGCTAAGTATCATGACTGGGAAGGTATATTTAATTTTTTCAAAGAACATCCTGTTGCTATGGGTAGTTTTGCTACTAAATATGTTAATCCTGATTTATGTACATATAATCCTGAAGGTAAAATACGTATAAGGTTTAGTTTAATGCCACAAAAAATGGCTGATATACACGAACCTAATACGTCTAAAATAATTGATCGTATTAAAGCTATTAACGCTTTTATAGATGCAGGATATGATGTACACGTAAACTTTAGTCCTGTTATTTTATATAAAGGATGGCTTGAAGACTACGAAGATCTTTTTGTTATGCTGGATAATTATGTAGAATATAAAGATGTTGTAAAAGCTGAGGTTATATTCTTGACACATAACGCCAAAAAACATATAACAAACCTTTCTAGACTTATTAATAGCGAGGATCATTTATGGGCGCCACAAATACAAGAAACAAAAACATCACAATATGGTGGTGAAAATATTAGATATAAACGAGATATAAAAAGTTTATGTATAAAATCTTTTGTAGATTTGCATGACCAAATAATACCTTGGAACACAATTAGATATATATTTTAATATGACTTATAAAGGAAGATTAACTGCTTACAGAAGATGGCTTGTTAAACAACTTAAAAAGGTTGATAAAGCTTTATTAGCTATAAACAATTCAAAATGAAAAAGACAACACACAAATTACTTAAACAAGCTCATATAATTATTAATGAAGCTACTGGTACAGACGTAAGTAAAACTTCTAGAGAAAACGCAAAGCGTGAAGCTAGAAAACTGTACAGAAAGATTAAGGATATTGATCCAAAAATTTACAATATTCTTGAGCCTGAAATTAATGAGTAGTTTAGTTGTTATTCAGCTTAGTTAACTTTAACATTATAGTTTAACTTGGCTTGCACACCGTTGTATTTACTCCAAACAAATGCAGAGGCTTTTTTAATGTTGCCTACATAGCCTTTCATATCATGCCATTCGTCTGTAGCTGACATAGATGATAAATTACGTACAGTAAGACCATTTAATTCTTCTACTGCTTGCATTTTATATGCTTTGTTTGTGTGTAAATGCCCACGGTGAACTTCAACATATTTTACCTCACTCCATATTTCTCTATATCTTTGAGAAACAATACCTGGTAAATCATTTAACTTAGGGCCATCGCCATGATCATTTATTATTAAACATTTACCATACATATAAGACTTCATCATAGAGTTACTATTATCTACAGTAACATTCTTATGTTCAGAATAGAACATTTCTAAAGCATCACCTATATGCATCATGGACTCTCTGTCGTGATTACCTGGAACTACACTAACATGTACATCTGCATACTCTACTAACATTTGTATACACTCTACTATCAACTTTCTTCCTGCTCTATACACTTCTATACCTTTGTCAGTATTGTATTGCGGTGTTCCTTTAGTAGTACTTACAATAGGCCAATCTCCATCAGAGTTTAAAAAGTCGTTACCTACTACAAATAATATTTGATTTATATAGTATCCACTAGCTCTCTTGACTAAATGGGTTAAGGCATCTATCATTCGTCCTCTTGCTATCTCTAAACTATATTCGTCTCCGTCTATACCTATTTTACCAAGATGTAAATCACAAGCATTAATTTCTAGTAAATGTGGATCATCATCTTTATAACTATCTGGTCTTAATATACTATGTGGCTTAGAATTAAAAAGAGGAACTAAGTCTTTAACTAGCTCCTCTCTTATTTTTTCTATGTTTAGTAAAGGATCAATCTTTTTTAACCAAGCCTTTGTTCTAAACATTGGTACTGTTATAGGTCTTTTAGCCTTATCAAAGCCTGTGACCTCATATGTACCAATATCATATCTTTCTACATACCATACTTCTGTATCTACTTTACAAGCTTTTAAAAGGTCATCTAGCGATTTAACTCTATTGCTATCTTCGCATGTAGCTATTGCTCCTAACTTGTTTTCCTCAAAGGATGTCTTTTCTTTAGATGTTGGTTTTAGTTTACCACGTAATCTTCTAGCTATACTACGTACTTTTTCGTAATTTGTATCAAATAGTATTGCTGTTTGATGATAGTCTTTGTTTAACTTTTCTGGATTAGATAATAAATATTCTTTTATTTGTTCATTAATCATTGGAATAATTTTTCATTCTCATATTTTGGTCCGTAGCCATGCTGTGATTTTAAGTCAACATTTTTGACTTTCAATTTATATTTATTTTTTCTTAGTTTTATTTTGTCTAATGCTTTATTTACTAACATAGCATTGTTAATTATCTCTTCTTCTGTCCAACCCTTAGCAAATACGTCTTTTGCTACATATTTAACTTTAGTTCTAGGCATTTCAAAAGTCCAATCTGTTATCCAAATTGGCAGTTTATTTTCGTATTCCATAATTTATTTTAATACAGTTACATCTAACTGACCTTGATCAGCTATTTTGTAAATATATAAATAAAATGGTTTACTACCAGAAATAATTTTTTGTGTAGTTCCAACTATCTCAGATAATGACAGCTGTTTAGGATTACTTGGTGCTGTACCAGCTTGCGCTAATAACATATTAGCTGCTAGATATACAGTATCTTTAGAATTTATTATAGTTTGATTTGGATACTTAGCTGTAATTGTTTTTATATCAACTCTTGAAAGTAATAAATTAAATGTAAGATTTTGTGTTGTATTACTATTTACAAACAAAATATCTCTTAAAGTACCATCAGTATTACTATCAAATACTTTTAAAAAACTACTACCTGTTTCTGTAGTATACAAAACATTTTTAAAAATATTAATACCACCACCTTGTGTATCTTCTGTATTTACTATAACTGTAGGTGTTTGTGGACTTAATACAGATGATGCCGTTGATTGATTAGGCGTGACTTGAGAGCCTTGTGTTTGTGGTGCTGGTCTTGAAGATGTTGTTACTTGTGAAGATACTGGTGAATAGGATGGCTTTGGAATAAAACGAGAACCCGATCTGTCAAGTTCTACTTCACTAATTTTACGAGTTCTATCTGTCTCGTATCTGCTTCTATTTTTTTCATATTCTGCCATCGTAATCTATATACTCTATTGTTACCTTCTCACCATTATCTATAGCCTTTGCAATTTTTGGATAAATTCGTCTATACGCATTGACACTTTTTCCAACAAATCCGTCTTTAATAATGGTATTGTTTTCTTGGGAATCTCCAACAATAAGACAGCCACTAGTATGTTCATCAGTATTTCCAGTATGTATAAGAATAAACTCAAAACCAGGCACATCAACGATATGAAGCATACCAATGTGTATATCAGAATATTTTTTAGAGTATCTTTTATGAAATCCACCTTCCTTTCTTAATTCAATATTATAAATACCAGCAGGTATTCTTGTTTCACCTTTAACTTTTAAAACTCTTTTTTCGTCCTCTAAAGTATAACATAAAAACTGATTACCCAAATCATTAACCTCAAAAAGCAGACCGTTAGTAGAGTCTGCTTCTGAGTTATACCTTAATACTTTAAGTTTCATATTATGCGTCTAGCGCATCGCAAAGTAAAAACTGCGCTTTTTGTGCAGCTGTTGCAGCATCTAAATCCAAATTATTAGAAGCATCTCCTACACCATCAATTTTAACTGGTGAAAAGAATCCTTCTCCTGGTTTTAAATCTGCAATAATATCTCCGTCAGGTTTAACAGATATAGCATAATCTGTATCTACATTTTTTACAAAAGTATAAAGTCTATCTTTATTTGTTAAATTAGCTAAGTTTATTTGATCATCACCCGTTCCTACTAAAACTTCACCTGTAGTTAAAGATTCTCCTGTAGTATGAGATTGTGATATAAAACTAGGATTAAAAGAAAATACAATACTACCGTTTTGATCTGTTAATGTAAAAGATCCTGATACCTGTACGTTTAGTGCTTGTGTCGCCATTTTATATAATTTTTAAAATTATGCTGCTGAATCTATTTCTACAGCAAAATATTCAACTGTTACAACTCCTGTGTTTGCACGAGCTGTTGTTGCTCCTGCTCCTCTAATAATAGTAAATAAAAATTCACCTGGCTCTAAAACGCCAATAACATCATTATCACTAGATGCACCATCATATACTGTTACGTAATTAGTATCATCCATGTTTTTAACGTAAATTATTTTACCATAACCAGGAGCAGACATAATTGTTGCGTCTGAACCTATTGGTACATCAATACGTCCTGATGCAATTTGATCAACACCAGTAATATTTAACGAGAAATTAGAAGACTGGGCTTGACTATATCCTGTGCCAGATGAAGCCGTTATATTTAAACTACCATTAAATGTATAATTTTGTGCCATCTTATTATTTTTTTACAAATATAATTAATTAATAGGAATTATCTTCATTACTAGGTATATTTTGTTCAAAACCAGAAGATGGTGTAGCAGCTTGTCCGTGTGTTGTACCAGCCATATAGCCTAATTGACCATTATATACATGAGTATGATAGCCAACTAAACCTAGTGTAGCTCCATAATCTAATGCCTCTTGAACATTGTCAAATAAAGGCACGTTATCTATTGTAGTTATTATAGGCACTATAAAATTGATTTTAATTCAGCACACTTTTCGTACTCTTCTAATTCTATAAAATAATCTATTAACTGATTTATAGTATCATTCCAACCTTCATCTGACTGTATGTCTTCTGGATGAAATGCTAAATAAACCGATCCTTCTTTTGTAGTTAGTAAATCATCTAAAGTAACATCTCCCATAAGAATATCATAAGCATTATTCATTGCTATATTTAACTCTTGTTGTTCGATATTATCTTTATGAATGTTGTTCATTTAATCTAGACATTCTTGCACCACAACAGCACATATTTTTTTTAGACATCTGTCCTCTATAATTACCTCCACTAGAGTATCTACTAACTCTACCTTTTTTATTTTTTTCTCTTTTAGCTTTAGCTTTATCTGCTTTACTTAATTGACTCCAAGTCTTAGGCGTTTTTTTACTAACCTTTTTAGTAGGTCTAAAAGTATTTTCACCTCCACTATAATCCTTTTTACCAGACGGAGTTCGCCAGTCTTCTTTAAACCATCTTTTTAAAGCTAAGCCTTTCGCTGTTTTACGTACCGCCATAATTAATCGTGTTGGAACCTCATTCCTTGCGCCGCTTTCTTTTTAGATTTATTACCCCAATTAGCAGCTCCTTTTTTTCTACACTTTGCCAAAGCTCCACTTGCATAAGCTGAAGGCCATACTTTATATCTTGACTTTACTTTATGATAACATGCGTCTTTTGCCATTTTATTTATTTTTAGGTTTTGTGTGTTTGTAACCCTTCTTTTTTAATTCCATGTGCTTTGCATATGTATTAGCTTTGATACCTTTACCAGCTCTACTATACATCATATGTGGTTTGAATTTTTTAGCCATAATTAATCGTGTTGTGTGTAACGACAACCTGCATTGCAGTTCCACTTTCTTAATGATTTATTAATTCTTGAATTAGGATCTCTTCTTGTTTTAGCAGACGTAAGTTTCTTTTTCATTCCTTTCATACGAGAACAAAAAGATTTTCTACGCTTAGCAGCTTTAGATCCTTTTTTTAACTTAGAAGGTTTTGTAGTAACAGCAGACTTTAACTTAGAACCAGGATTTGCTTTTCTGTAAGAAGCAATACCTTTTTTGTTAAGTCCACCAGACTTAGACTTACCTTCTTTTCTTTGCCATGCAGGTGTTTTTGCCATTTTATTTTACTTCAGTATTATTCTTTTTGCTGCTCCCACCGAAGAAAAAGTCAATAATAGTATTAACTTTAGCTGACATTGCTCCAAAGATACTAGAAATAAAAGTAATTTCAAACTCACCAAGATTAATAGTACCTTTTACAAAGTAATTAAACATAACATAACTTATTCCAAAATAAGCTACAGTAAATAGTGTTGCAAGTATTTTCTGTATAATAGCATCATCTTTATACATATCTCTTGCAGACTTTCTGTCTTCTACTTCCTTAGCAAAAGCTTCACGTTCTGCTTCTAATAAAAGTTTTTGTAATTCAATTTTAGCCTGATCTCTTTCTTTATCAGTTGTAATTACTTTATCTAAAATTCCTTCAGCATTGTCTAATACTTTACTAAACAATCCATTTAATATATTAAGAGCCACAGTTTTCGCAATCTTCTTGATTAGTTATATCACATTTAGGTTGTTCAGATTCTTCTAAGCTTTTAGTCCATGCTTCAAAAAAACTTGCATCATTTTCGTTAGGAGCATGACACTCGCAATTTTCTTTTAAACATATGCCTTCTGAATCACAACAAGTGCACAAAGGTTTTCTACAACAAACATTTAAAGCTTCATCATCTTTCATATTTCTAGTATAATCGTAATAATATTTTGATTTATTTACAGCCATTTAATTTAGCTATTTCTTTTTCTAATTCTATAATTCTATCATCATTTTCATTAATGACTTTTATTTTCTTTTCTAGTCTACGATCTAAAACCTGTATGTCTTCTTCTAATTGACCTATTTGACTATAAGCTATACCCATAGTAAATATAATACCAATTATCCATATTATATTACCAATAGATATAGTAAAATCTTTTTGCATCATGAGCCCAAAAACATTTTAGCTAAAGCAGCTGCTACTATACCATACAAAACCCATATAGCTTTTACTAGTACTTTTCTAGCAGACGTATTTTTATTTACTCTGGCAGTTACACCATTGTCTGGATTTAATAGATGCTCAGTAAGCATATCTAATTTTTGATCCATCTTATCTAGCTTTTTATCTATTTCATCCATGCGCATTTGCATTACTGCTATTTCTTTATCAGTAGCCATTATATTCTACTTATTAAAAAGTCTTCAATGTCAGATATATCGCTACTAGATAAATCGCCATTGTATATTAATAATTCATTTATGTAACCATTGTATTGTACACCGCTGTAAGTACCACTTCCTATTTGATTAACATCAAAAATACTTGATATTAAAGAGCTTCTAGTACCAACTTGTGTTTTATTAAACCTCACAGTTATAGTTCCTGTACCATCTCTAACAACAGTCATTACAAATTCTCCACTTGGATAAGATTGTGATAATGCATTAATATCGTAATTAACGCCATTAAATCTAAAACTAATTCTAGTTGGACTAGATCCTCTATATACTTTTATTAAGTCATTTAAAGCCCTACCAATTACACCATCATTAGATAACGTTTGTGTTTCATCAGGATCTATTACTAAAAACATAGTAAACTTTTGCAAATTTATTGTAGCCATTTGCAATATGTGAGTGCCGTCAAAATATACTTTGTTTCCAATTTTTTGTGGCTGTGTGCTTGCTGAAGGAGAAGACAAA